GGAGAACTCTGCGCTGATCGTGCCGTTTGTGAAGTAAGGCACAATCTTTGTGACATTCGACAGCCTGCCATTTACTAGCTTGCTCTCACCAGTCGTCAGCGTGGCTGTCAGCGGTGCTGCTGTGAAAGATGCAATCTTTTTGTCTTTGCCGCCACCGAAGGTAAATGTGCCGCCTTTGAACAAGCGGCTGTCAAGCGTGGTGTCCAGCGCGTCAATGCTGCTGCTGATGTTGTCCAGTGCTTCCAGCGTTGAGGCAGCAGTGAAAAACGTGCCAAGCACGTCATGCGTGATTTCAGCCGTTGACCACCTGTTCACAGCGTAGTTGTAAAACAAGATCGTGTCGGGCGTGCCGTCGCCGCTTGCTTGGCTTGGGAAGCCCCACGCCACGATCTGATTGACCGGATCAAGTGAGCAGTTGATGCGCTCTGCAAAACCAATGTTCAGGTTTTCGTAGAACCACTTGTTCACCTTTTCAGAGCCAATTGCCACGCTATTCTGGCCGTTGAACAGGTAAAATCCATCATCGCTCAAATAGTAAATTTGGCTTGGACCTATGGCGGCGTAACCGCCCTCAAACGGCATCCCGCGCGCTGTCTCCACATTGTCAAACTGGAAGATCAGCGGATCGCCAACATAGCTAAACCGGCTGATGCCCTTTTCCATGAGCGCCACACCGTACTCGCCGCCAACAAGGCCGGTAACAGCGCCCAAATCTGCAATGTCTTGGAAGTCGGCCTGATTGGTGCCAACCGTCCAACTTGTCTCATCACCGATGGCAGACCATTGCACGCGGTAAGGATTGGTGACATAGCCTGTCACAACAAAGTCACGCACCACCGTCACATATCTTGCTGACGGCGAACCAGCAATGTCTGCAAAGTTACTGGAAGAACCAAGCTCCCAAAACTGCAACGTCTCGCCAGTATCGCCTGCAACAATCAGCTTCCTGCCAAACTGTGCGACTTGCCAATTATCAAAAGCACCCAGCGTGTAGTTGCCAGTCTTTGACACATTATCAAGCGCGCTGGTGCTGGTGTTAAACTTGTAAAGCTTCGTGCCATCACCCGCGAACAGATGCGTTGAGCCGGTGTTGTCCTTTGCTGCAAACACCTTCCGCAGCCGGTCATCTGCCGCACCAGACAGCGTTGCCAGATTGTTCACAGACCTGTAGCCACGCGCTGCTGGCAGAACATTCTGCGCTACACTTATTGGCACGCCAAAATCGGTTTGATCCGGCAACCATTCTCCAAACTGTATCATTGATTCAGCCACGTCCTTGTGTTGCCGGTCTGCGTAGCCCACACCTCACTGCCAGCAGTTTGTATGGTCCACGTCTCACCCTCATCACCCACATTTGACCAATCTTCCCCAAGTATCTTGGGGCTGACCAACGCGCTGATAACTGCTGCGCCGCTTGCCGCCATGAGGGCAGTAAAGTTTAACGCACCAGATGCTGAGATGACGGCGCTCGCGCTACCCTCTACATCGAACACAACATTGTATGCAGCCGACGTGGCAAACGATGCCGCCGCCGTGCCAGATGCCGTCTGGATGCGGGTTGCAGCGCCGCTGGCAGATATTGAGAAACTTGCAGTCGCAGGGAAAACGACCACCGCAACAGCGTTTGCAGAAATGTTCAGTGCGCCGGTTGCTGACCCGCTGGCTGCATGTATCTGTATAGCCGCGCCAGAGACGCTTACAGCCGCACTGACGCCTGCTGATGCTGTCTGTATACGAACAGACGCGCCGGACGCTGCTGCCGCTGTAGCGGCGCTTCCAGAGCCTTCAAAGAGATTGATATTGTCTAGCGACTCAAGACTTCCGATGAAGTCCAGATTGTCGAGACTGCCCCAGTTATCTAGCTGCTCAAGGGTCGGGCCAAGTATCTCTGCCATCTGACCCTCCGCTTATGCTGCGGTGATGGTAATGCTGCCGCTGTTGATCCGCAGAATGTCACCTGTGGCAATAGTCTTGCTGCTGTCGAAAGCACCATGACAAAGCAGATTGCCGCCCGATGCGCTGTCAAAAATTCCGAAGTGCGTGATGGTGCCTTGAGATCCTGTTGCTGCCGGAAAATTCACCGTTGCGTTTGACGCTGCGCTACCACTAGACGCGGCTGCGAAAGTGATTGCCTGACGCGCATATCCGTTGCCGCTTGTCTCTGTGCCGGACGCATCATCTGCAAGGCTTTGACCAGCATGTCCGATATAGACCGCCGATGGCTTTGTAAATGTTGCAGTGCCAAGAAGGTGGTCAAGTACCTTCAGCTCCGCGTAGTCGGAAAGTGCAGACATGCTCTACTCCTAAATGTTCGCTTGCCGTGTATAGATTGATTGGATGTGCAGGGTGCCGGTGCCGTAAGACGCGCGCTGCTCATCCTTTCGTATTTCTTCAATGATGCGCGAGAACTTCTGGTCGTAGAGCTGCCCGCGCTGCTCATCCATCAGGTAGAGGTAAGCCTCAACCAAAGCGCCAGACAGGTAGGCATCTGGATGTCGGGTCAGCATTTCATTGACCAGATTTGTGTCAGACAAAGCCGACAACCCGCCGATATAGATGATTTCTGCTGTGTATGCAGAATCTGGCACAGGTCGCAACTTTAGCTCAGGACCGACGATTGAATAGGCAATCGGTCTGCCAGTCGATCCGCTTGGATAGGTGTTATCCAGCGAGGTTGGCGACATATACTCAAGCACACTGTTTGGCAATGTGTTCAGCTTTACAGAGCGCACCTCACGCAAATCAGTTGGCAGGCTGATATACTCATCACCGACAGCCAGCGTGGCGGTGGCGCGCTTCTCCTGATCCCGCGTCTCAAGCTCACGAGACAAACGCGCCTCTGCTAAAGCGATGAAGTTGGGAATCTGATCGGTCAGATCAGAGCGCGCGAGGTTGTTAGCCACTGCGGTCTTCAGCTCGGTATAGTTCGTGATCGCCATTAGATGCGCCCGCCGCCAGTTCTAAAATGTCGATTGTCCGGATCGTTTAGCCAGCGCGCCCAATCGCGTGGGTTGTCGGCTGGGTGGCCAAACTTCTCTTTGAGCTGGACATAAAGCAGATTCGGAATGTCAGCGACCTTCTGGTGATGGCGCTGCGTGTTCCCGATGAGCTTGCCGTATTCCCACTCATTCGCTTGACGTTTGTTTGCCTCCAGCACCTCTTTGATGTGCTGCTTCTGGATGATCTCAGCTTGACCGTTTCGGTCAAAATTCATCCATGTCTCTTTGCCGGCAGACTTGTCCGCAGAAATCAGTTTTTTCACGTGAAACTCCATGAAAAAAGGGCGGCCGAAGCCGCCCTCTCTTGAAGATTTGTGAACCGCTTAGGAGCCGTTCAGACCGAATACAACCGCGTGGGCTTTCGGTGCGTCTGGGACCAGTGTCCACTCGCAGAGGATTTGTCTCTTCTGCGCGTCACCTGTCGGTGCAATTTCTTGCTCGACAAAGTTACGACCATTGATCGCGCCAACCGCAACATGATCCGGATCAATCAGGAAGACACGGTCATTCCCCAGAAATCTGGAGGGGATCACCTCTAACTGTCCGAAATCGTTGAATAAAATTGACACGGCGCCGTTGAAGGTCACAGGCTGACGAGCTGTCGTGGTCGCTTGGTTGCTGACCAAGTTGGTGCCGCTCTGAGTCAGATCAGAGATGTTGGCACGGTTCGTGGCGCTTGCAACCAGAAGACGAGGGTTGCCGCCGTCTTCCCACGCCTGCTGCATGGCGTTGTCGATTTTTGCCAGCGTCAATGCTGCGGCAGTTCCGGTCACATCTGCGGTATCGGAACCATCGCCGGTAGCAAAGCCCATGTCGGAAGGCTTGTCACCGTTTGTCAGCCAAGTCAGCAGAGATGCCGACTTGCGTGGATCAGAAGACGACTTAGCGACGTTGGTGTCACCGATCATCTTCTCAATGTCGCGGCGAAGATCAAGACCGGCAAGAACCGTCTGATATGCCACCTCAGACTCGACTCCCGCCTTGTCTACAGCTTCTACTGTATTCGAGATCAGGAAACCACGAGTTGAGATTTGAGCCACATTCGAGAAGCGAGTCAGGGCAGTCACGCCGGAGTCGGTCATGTCCGCGCCTTCGTTGCGGTGGTTGTTAGTGGCAGCAGTCGCCAGTTCCTGCACAAGGAACTCGTAAGTGATGCCGGTTGTGGAGATTTTAGAA